CATCTCCGACTGGCTGATGCCCATCGCGGAGAGCCGGTCACCGTAGGTGGTGAGCGCGCCCGACGAGTCATGAACCTTCACTGTCCAGTTCGCTTGGCCGGCGACGAGCGAGGTGAGTTCGTCCGTGAGCTTGGACGACTCGCCCGTGACGGCCATGGTCATGTCCGCGAGCGTCCACAGGCCACCATTCAGCTCGGTAACTCGGGTGGCCCATTCGCCTGCCTGGAAGTTCTGGACGATCTGCGATTCGGTCTGCTCCGTGATCGCGGCGCTCGTCTGATCCAGCGTGCCGCGCAGGGTCTCCATCTCGGAGTTCCATTCGGCGGTCTTCTGCTCCGCGTCCGCTGATGCCATCGAGAACGCCGCAATAGCGGTCGACACTCCGAGGACAATCGCGCCCACCGGGTTCGCGAGGAACGCCGTCTTCAGGGCCGTACCGACCTTGCCGATAGCCGAGGTCGCACCCGTCGCGATAGGCGAGAGCCCCGCGAGTGCGGTGCTTAGCGGGCCTGCACCGTTGACCCGGGCGGTGCGCATCGCGTCACCCGCGTACATGGCGGTGAGGCGCATGCTGTCGAACGCGCTCCCGAGTTTCGGCAGGTGCCCCGCGAGTTCCGTGATGCCCTTCACCTGTGCCGATTGGCTGAACGCGCGCAGCGCGACCGAGCCGAGTGTGATCGCGGTAGCAGCGGCGAGCATCGGAGCGGGGATGGCAGAGATACCGTCAGCGAGCAGGCTCACGAGGGGTGAGACTGCGGAGAGGAGTTCGCCCGCGACCGACAGGCCGGAGGCGAACATTCCCGACAGGATCGTTGCCACTTCGCCCACGACGGGCACCAGCGGCTTGCCTGCGGCGAGAATATCCGCGAGGCCTGCCCGTACCTCGGGGGAGGCTGCCGCGGCCGCTGCAAGCCCGACTGCGAGGGGCTGGAGGCCACCCACGAGGCCACCGATCACCGGCACGGCTGCGAGGCCCTGCGTGGAGATCGCGGCGAGCCCGCCCGCGATGGTGGGCAGGTACGGTTCGATGAGCGCGAACGTTGATCGGAGGTCGGTCATGTCGACCTGGCGGATCGTCGACGCGAGCTTCTGGAGGTTCGAGTCGAGGACGAGCACGGACGGGGCGAGGCGGGCCGCGAGTTCATTCACCATCGGCGTGATCGCCGTCTGGACACTGCGCAGAATGTCGGCGTAGGTGTTCGTAAGAGTCACGCCCCAGCCACCGCCAGTGGGGTCGATGACTGGGGCGGAGATGAGAGCGCCGATATCGCGCATCGCGGCCTTGACGCGGTCGCGCGCACCGTCGAGGTTGTTCTTCAGCCCGGCCGCGGCACCGTCGAAGCGGGCCTGCATGCCGGACATCATGGCGTCGAGGCCCGCGAGAGCTTCCTCACCACGGAGCGGGTTGCCGAAGATGCTGTTTCGGACTTCCTGCTCAGTCTGGCCGGTCGCCTGCGCGATGAGCGCGGCCGCGTTGATACCGCGGTCGGCGAGCTGGTTGAGGTCTTCCTGGCCCAGGGTCGCGCCGGAGCGGATACGCGAGATGATCGAAACAATCTCGGTAATGTCCTGGTTGCTGCCGCCGATACCGGCAACGGCGTCCTGCACAGCCCCGAGATACGGGACGACCTTGTCGGCCTCGATACCGAAGCCGATCATCTGCTGCTGTGCCTTGATCAGAGTGTCGCGACCGAACGGGCTGGTGTTGGCGAAGGTGTTGAGCTTCGCCATCTGCGTCTCAGCGGCCGCCGTCGACCCCATCAGCGTCTTGAGCGCGACGTTCGCGTTCTGTTGCAGGTTGTTGAAGCCAGCACCGGACTTGATCGCGTTCGCGCCGAGCGCGAGCACACCCGCCCCGACCAGGTTGACGGTGTTGCCGGCCGCGGTGAGTATGCCGTCAATCGCCCGTACGGCGACGCTCGCGGAGCCGCCGAGGCCGCGGAAGTTCTGTTCGGCCTGGCTCAGGCCACGGTTGAATGCGTCCGCGCCTTCGAGACGGATCGCCGCGACAAGGTCACCAACCAGCATTAGGGGGCCTCCTTTGCCTTGTCGACCATTGCCCGCACGAGCCGGTCAGTGAGATAGACGTGCTCGACCCTGGCCATCAGCGCGCCCCAGGGGAGCGCCCGCACGGCGGGGTCGTAGATGTTGATTCCGGCCATGTGGAGGCCCACAGATACGGCGTTCCAGGCCCGGAGCACGGCCTTGACCCACGCGACCGGGTCGACACCCCCGCCGTCTTTTTTGGCGGGGGTGTCGACTTGCGCCTGGATCGCGTCTCTTAGCTCTCGGGGGTAGACCCAGCGTCCGCGTTCGTCGCGGTACGCGCCCCACTCGATAAGCTCAGATTCAGTGTTCGGGAGGCGGCGAACGCCCACTGCTCCACTGCCGCTTTTGGGTTGGTCACCGAGAGTTTCGCGAGGTCGTAGCCGCCCGCGGTGACCTGCCACATCTGCACGGCGAAGTGAATCTGCGTCACTTCTTCCGCACGCAGCTCAAGTACTGCGTCCTTGTGATCGCCCAGCACAAGGTCGATGAGTGCTTCGCCCGACTTGGTGGGGTCGACGCCGAAGTCGTCCGCGGCGACCGCCGCGACCGTGCCAAACAGGTGAAGTGCGATCTGCATGCCGTCCTGGGAGGACAGGGGCGGGAAGAGAAATTCAATCTCCCCGCCCACTGTCACGCACAGCGACCGGCCCTTTTCAGCGAGTTCAATCGCCATGCAATCCCCCTACGGTTACGCTGCGAGCGGGTTCGCGATGGGGGTTGCCTTGCCGTCTCCGGTGAGGGTGACGGTGTCCCAGCCCTTTTCCGCGTTGCCGGTGGTCTGCGGTGCGACCTGCACCGACGCGATGCCCTGGTACGCCTCCGACGCGCCGAGCGCGTCGTACCAGCGGACGTGGACGAGGTTGTCCGTGTCGGTGCCCTCCGACGCGCGCAGAAGCGTGAGGTAGTAGTCCTGGAAGTCGTTGTCCTCAGAATTGCGAATCTTGAGGACGTTGAACGTCGCGGAGAACGACTCGCCCGTCTTCTGTGTCGACGTGCCACCCTTGTGGGCCCAGGTCGACGTGTCTGCTGTGATCGGGGGCCGGGTCGGGTTGAACGCCGTGATGTCGGGTACGTTCACCCACGCCTCTTCGGTCGGCGTACCGGTGCCGTACGCCTGAATGTCGAGAATCTTTTCGTAGCTGTTCGATGCCGCGCCCACGGTGGGCTTCACATCAGCGAAGTCAGTCATCGCTTGTTCCTTTACTGAGAGTTGTGGCCGTATAGCCGGAATTTGGTGACCCACATGGCGCGACCGTTTGCGTCTTTGCCGAGGCGGGCAATCGAGGTGTGAGCGATCTGGTGGAGGTCGACACCACCGATGCGCGGGAACGGGGAGGGTGAGAGCGCGTCCGTCACCTGCGCCGCTTTCAGTTCGGCGGCCTGGTCGGTTACGGCTCGGACGAGTACCTGGAGTGACGTGTCGAACGCCACCGCATCGGGCACCGTGAGAGGGATGTTGACGACGATCTGCTCGTCAGCGGCACCCCACTCGTAGAGGTAGATCGGCCACGGCGTGCCGGGCGGGAGTGCGGGCATGAAAAAACCCACCCCGAGGTTGTGGAGATGGGTTGCGGTACCGGTGAGGATCGCCCGTTGCAGGCTCACTGCATGCCTCCTCGCATTGTGTTCGCGAGGATGGCGCGCATCGCTGCTTCCTCCTCCATCCACGGCCCTTCGAGATAGTGCCCCGTTGTGCCGGGTTCGGTACGGTTCGGGGTTTCTAGCTCGTGTTGGCGGCGGGCGTAGGGGGAGTGGAACGTGACCCCTGCCTCTAGATCGCCCTCACTGGCGTGGTGGACGACCATGCTCGCGCGCAGGTCGCCTTCGAGGCGGGGCGTGCGCGCGGTGACTGCGGGGGCGACGTGTTCGACGGCGTTGTTCAGGGCTTGCGCGGCGAGGCCGGGGATGTCCGGGTCGTGCCACTGGATGTTGACCGACATGCTGGTCTCCTATCCGAGTTTGAGCGCGACGTGGGCGGCGCGTCGTGACCCGTCGTAGCGGTCGACAGCGAGCACCCTCAAGGTGCGCTGCTCGCCGGCCGAGTTCGTCACTGTGACGCGGTCGCCCAGCCCCACATCGACGGGGTCAAGCCACACCTGCACCGTCGAAACAGCCTCCTGGCCGCCCTCGACGGTGACTTTGACGTGGTGCTCCTCCTGATAGCAGGGGAGCGCCCGTGGTTCGCCGTGGAGTGGCCCTTCCGGGGTGTCGACGGTGATGCCTTCCAGCACGGCCGTGAACAGCTTCACGCGACGCGGGAGCGGCATATCAGTTCACCACCCACCCGAGCCCGGCACCGCGCAGTACACGTACGGCGTCGCCCCAGCCACTGCCGACCGACGTGGTGTCGGTGGCGGAGAGCTGGAGCGACCCGATAGAGACAGCGCCGCCCTCGTCACCACCAGCCGTGAAGTGGTCAGCGATCAGTCGGGCTGCGGTCTCGCATGCTTCCCGTTGGCGTGAGTTGGAGGGTGCGCCATCCGAGTCGGCCACATACACGGCACCCGAGATGAGGTAGTCCACGGCACGGTTCGCCCGTGCAGCGTCGGCCTCCGTGGTGTCGCCTGTGGCGGTGATCCAGTCAGTCATCGCGCCCCCTCCTTCCTGCTATTCGCCTGCGAGGATCGCGACCTTGTCGGCCTTGAGCGCGCCCTCTGGGAACTCGATGCCGTGCTCTGCCGCGTAGGCGTCGAGCTGCGCGACGGTCAGCGAGTCGAAGCTGAGAGTCTCGTCGACCTGCTCGTCGTCGACCTCCAGCTCCGACCAGCGCGACCAGCCCACGAGGTCAAGACGGCGCTCTTCCGAGAGCACTTCCTGACCGGTGTTCTTGTTGGTGTAGATGTACGGCATTGCCGCCTCCTCGCTAGTTGTCGGCACCCTTGATGAGGGTGATCCACTCAGGGCGGATCGCGTTCAGGCCGTACAGGATGTCGGCCGACATGATCGACTTCTTGTGGATGATGTCGTACTGGCGGGTCAGGCGAATGCTGAGGCCGTTCGCGGACGCGGTAGCCGACTCGGCCGAAGCCGCCGACTCCAGCGACGTGAACGCGCCAGCGATTGCCTGCTTGTGGAACGCCACACCAACCTCAGTCGAGGGGGTGCCCTCAGTGCCGCCAGCAGCAGGCTGAACGATGTCCACGGACTCGTACACATCGAAGCCCGCGAGGCGGCCAAGGGTCGCCTCGCGCAGGCCGACAGTGTCGCCACGCTGGTCAGCACGGATCAGGAGGTCGGTTCCCTGCCAGTACGCGGCCGTGTCCGAACCGATCACGGCGGAACGGTTCGCGAGCGGCGCGCGCGCCTGCCCGAGCTGCGCCTTCGCGTCGATCAGGACACGCGGCGTCTGGTACGAGTACGGGCGGGCATCAACCGAGCCGGTGCCGACTTCCTTCGTCGCTTCAGCGATGAGCTTCGCGAGGATGTCGGCGTTCACCTGCTCCGCGAGCGCGGTGCCCGCGGGGTCGAGGAACTGCGTCTGAAGCGACGTGACGTCCTGACGGAACTCGGTGTCGGTCAGCTCGAACGACACATCCTTGATGGTGTCGAGCTTCACGCTCGTCGAGGTCTCCGCCATGTCCTGGAGTTCAATCCCAGTCTCGTGGTCGAAGTCCTTCGCGACGAACGCGCCAGGAATCTTGATATCGACGGTGTCGCCCTGGCCGTGGCCGGTCAGGTCGGTCTCGAAGTCACGCGAAATGAGGGGCGTGAAGAGGAGCTTTTCGGAGAGGGCGGCCAGCATGCCGGTCGCCATCTTCTTCATAACAATTAGGTCGTGCGCCATGAGGGTTGTCCTTTACTTATCGGCGTAGAACTTTTTCTGGAACCAGGAAATGTCGGTCTGGTCCTGCGGGGTGTGGTTGCCCTGGTGCTCGTGCGTGCCGGACGCTCCCGGGGCGGGGTTGAGCGTCAGCGAAGGGTCGTCCTGCGCTGCGGTCTTGATGAGCGACTCGACCTGGGTGGTGTAGTCGCTGGCTGTGGGGTCGAGGGCGTCGAGCTTCTGGGTGAAGCGGCGCGAGTCGAGGAGGCGGTCTGCGTCGACACCGGCCTTGGTGGCGGCGCGGAGCGCGGTGAGTTCACGCTGTGCAGCGGTCGCTTCCTGGAGGTACTTGTCGCGCTCGCCCGTGACCTGCTCAACGGTCTGCTCGATGCTCTGGCTGTCGGTGTCGTCACCGAACCCGAGGGCCTTGCCGAGCGCCTGCTTGAGCGAGTCGAGTTCGGTGCGGAGCTGCTTGTTTTCGTCGCGGCGGGCGGCGTTCTCGCGTCGCAGGTCTTTCACGTGCGACTCGGGGAACGTCTTGCCCTCCTGCTCGCCCTGCTGGGCTTCCTGCGGGGCCGGGTCGGGCGTCTGATTGGCCTGAGCCTGCGCGCCCTCCTCCTGCCCATCCGTGGGCTCCTGCGGGGCGACATCGTTCGGGGTGATCGTGGTCATCGAGACTCCTAAAGCATCGAGCTAGGTAAGTCGTGGCGGGTTGCCGCGACGAGGGGGTTTCTTGGGTGTGGATCGTTGGGTGCGGCCGATACGGTCGCCCGACCAATCGAGCTGTTCCCGCCAGGGGCGGCGGGCGATGTCGTGCTCAGCGGTCAGCGCACGGGCCTTCGCTTGCGCGTCGAGGAGGTCGCGTTTCGCCTGCATGTCGGTCGGGTCGATGACGAGGTCGCGCTTCGCTTGGCGGATGTCGCGTTCGGTCTCGCGCAGGGCGGCTTCGGCCTCGTTCAACTCGTCGGTGTCGGGCCGCTCGAACCTTGTGGTGTCAGCGCCGGGAATGTAGG